TGGAGTATACCCAAGAAGGTTAGTTATATGAAGCATCCCACGGTATCTCTCAACAGTATCAATAAAGCTATTATTAGCAACTTTATCCATGTTGAAAGACATAACATCTGACAGGTAGCTTATCAAATCTATAAAAGCAACACCAATATTAGACTCAAACAAATCATTCCAATACGGTGAGTCATGCGCCTGCACCCAAGCACTCAACGACTCCTTCATTAAAACAAAATCTCGTGAAGAATATCTTACTTCTGGTAGCGGCTGAAATGTCTTTTGAACTAACGAAGAAATAGCCATATTTAAGATCCTACGTTATCTACTATCCGTAAAGAACCCAACACACCTTTTTGTGCCTGCAAATACATATCAACTGACTGACCTGACTCTCGTATCTGATAGTTATGATGGATCAGGATATTTGCTTCGTTAGAGTAAACACTGATTCCCAAAAGGTTAATTCGAGGCTCCCACTGATTGATTGCATTTGTCATGTACACCACAACTTCGGCTCTCAATACCGAGTCATTCGGCTCAAACAAAACATCCAAAAAATGAGAACCAAACAACGGATTCATCAGACGAGAACCAACCCTCGTCGTGTAAATCATCAGAATAGAAGCCTTAACAAGGTCGTTCGTATACTTGACTCCAAGACGCCCATCTTTCCTTCTTGAAAGAGGGACCGCTGCCCCACGCCACCTAGAACCATAAGCAATCAGGTTAGTCGGAGGAAGAGCATACCCTGTAATAACCGGAGAGACAACAGAATTAGCTTGCCAAACTTGCGGGTCTACAAGCTGGCTCTGATACAACTCTGACTGAAAAGGTACGTTTGCCATATAATAAGTTTATCTTACGCCGTAAACGGGTCTTCCCTCGCCCCTTCTTGTTTCTTTACAGAAGTCAACATAGGAGGAGGTTTGTCATACACCCACGTCCACCCATAAATATCTGTTGCAGGAAGTGGAGAAGTCAGAGCACCACTACCACCTGCAAGATGCTTATGCGCATTAAATTCCATCAACAAGTTCTGGTATATTTTCACTTTTGGATCTTGAGCACCAGCATCTACCTGTCTCTTGTCATCCTCTGACTGTCCGATACGACCGTGCATGAAGAATTTTGAGAAGTCTGAATCCACATTCACATCCGGCGCGGCGTACACATCATGCTTCATCATTGCTGCTACAGTATCCATCTTAGCTTGAATATCAACCGATATAGTAACAATGGCACTTGTTACTGCTAAAGACATCGCATCAATAGCGTTCACTACATCATCAAGAGTTGCTGCCATGTATTGCCCCTTACCCTGAAAATGTTACCATAGAACCTTGTGTAATAACACCAGAACCACCAGAACCAACAACAGAATCCATCACTCTTGCAAAACCAAACCCATTATCACCCTTGGTTATAACTGACCCACCAACCACACTACCAGTACCACAGATATTACAATTCAATTGAACCTGATCCCCCTGACGAACAACATAATTTCCATCCAGTTTCTTAGTCTTGTCTCCTGAAATCAACTGACCACCCGGAGGTTGAAAGTACGGGTATGCATTGTGGATACAGTTATACTGAACCATATCATTGTTTCTTGCCGCAGCCTGTCCCATAACTCACCTATTCGACAAAGAAGACAAATTCTTTCGCATATCCGTACAACTATTCATCGTTGCCTGCTGAGAACTGGTCATTACTTGTACGTTTCCAGCAGGATCAAAATTCAGTAAACTTTTCAAAGAATTGTACAGGACTACATTCGGGTCACTCTGTCCGTCAGGATACTTACCTAACAAACATGACAAAGAATCATCCGTAGCTTTTATCAAAACTTGCACTCCAGACACACGGATAATCGCGTCAAACGCCTCCTTCATCCTCGCTATAGAACCCAACGGTGACTTCGCCAGAGCTACGGAAACCATCTGAGAAGCCAATGCCTGTGCGTCCTTGGCCTTTGAGTTGGCAAGGTTCACATAGGATGTTACCTGCGCTAAGACCGCTGCTGGAGGATTGTATGGATCAAACGGACCATTGTTAAGAACATACGTCTGAACCCAATCAATAATAGCCTGAGCACTCGGCAAAAGACAGACTGCTATTGGACAATTCAAAATTAAATCAAGGTACTCTGTCGGAGTTAGCAGATGTACCGGAGGAATTGTAAAGTTACTAAGCAACGCATCCAAATCATACCCCGAAGAAAGTTTTTCCAACTTAGCTGTGATCTTATTCATCTTATCAACAACAACTTGCAGCTTCTTGTTTACGTTTGCTAAATTAGAAATGCCATTATCAAACAAATCTTGACAAGTTGAAGTTGGTAATGCCATATCTTACTGCTCAGTACATGTCGTTAGTAATCTGCATTGCCTTATGCGCCAACGTACCGGGAGTCTCCTCAGTCATACCACTATCTGCTTTCAATTTCCAGTTACCACCAACACTAAAAGTACAGTCACCAGAAACATCAACAGTAAGATCACCTTTTACCTTAATATCCATGTCATCTTTTGTTGAGTCAATAAGAATAGAATTCCCGTTTTTGTCAGAAATTTCTACTGACTCTTTCCCACTCTTATCTACAAACTTGAGATAATGACCGCCCCTTGTTTTCAACATTCGAGTTTCAGGGTATCCATCCTGAGCTTCTTTTGGAATTTCCGTCTGCCCATTCGGAGCACCAAACCACGTACCTACCCAAACAGGATACATATAATCGCCATTTATGAACGTAACCCAAACAGTATCCCCAACATTCGGAATAAAAACAAACCCGTAATTGTTCCCACCACCATCCAATGCCATATACTCAGCCCACGGCAATTTGTCCTTGTCATCCTCATACTCAGAATCGTGAATAAAGGGGATGTAGACCTTGATCTTGCCTACCTTATCAGGGTCATTGTTGTCCTTGCACCACGCACGATAAATACCACCCAGACGCTCCTGGGGAGTCATCCCGTCCTTTATCATCTGAGCAGCAGATAGACCAATGCCCATTACTTCTCCACATCCTTAGTAACCAAATTCGACTCCCTGACCTCACGCAAGATATTTCCTATCTTATTTTTTGTTTCTAAGTCATACAAAGCTGCTGCTCTTGGGACATTTGAAGAACTTCTTGATAATTCCAGACTAGAAGTATAGCTACCACCATCCATACTGTCAGTAACATGCTTTATCCAATAAATTCCAGACAAAGGATGCACTCGATCCTGTGAGGTAATAACTATAAACTCAACAAACGCCAACCCCTGTCCCTTTTCTTGTTCTTGCCCTGCAATAGGTAAATATGGATCTCCTAAAATCTCGGCAGTGGCAGAAAAGGCATCAAGATTGTAGCAAGCAAACCTTGACTTTGCTTGGTCATCAATACTCTCTTGCTTTGGATGTGCTGATTTAATAGTCCTTGAAGCACTCTTCCCTTTTATTTTTGGTGCGTCCGATAGTTTACCACTAATTATTTGCGTAGAAGAACCTGAACTATCAATAACACTCTTAATTACCTTCTTAGTTTTTGGGTCAACACTCTCCACAAAAACCTTATGTGACCCAAGAAATGCTCTCTTATACGCCATATCATCGGGGGTAAAAGAAATAACTTCCCCATTCATACCCCTATAAACAAGATAAGTTTTGTAAACCTTAATAGTATCTGCATTTTTAGAACTGTATAGTGGGGTGTGAAAGTGAAGTACCCCTGTTTCATCATAAAAGAAAAGATAGCCACTCAACCCTTTAAGATTTACTGCTCTCGGAACAAGTTCATTCTGAATAAAATAATCATCGTTACAATTTCTCTTTATGATGGGACTATCAAACCCACCCCTTGTTTTTTCTATTACCGTTTCTTTTATACCCCTACTATCTGCATACTGTTTAACAATATCAGATATTCGAGTCCCTACCTTAAAAGATAAGTTGTCCCTAACACAAGAATTAAGAGCCTCCAAACCCATAAAGTCAAGTTTTAACGTAACACCATCAGAAGAAAACTCGGGGGAATACGCTGTAATCTTACCCTTTATTGGCTTTGAATAAAGATCAGACCAACCGTAAGAAAACTCAATATCTGCATTTGGCTGATCTTTCAGCAAAACAAAAGACTCTAAGTAAGACCAATTTGGATCAAACAATGTGATTGATCCTGTGTTACCGGCAGCACTAGTCTTTCTCTCATAAGAAAAACTCTGAAAATAATTGTAAGTTGGGATCTTAGTTCCATTTATTGACAAATCAAAATAAGTCTGTCGAAGAGTGCCAGAAGGAATCATAGGAAGAACAGTATTACCCATACTTTAACTCACAAGACTATTAAGAACAAGTTTTACACTATCAAAAGCCGGAATCCTTATTCTCATACCAGGAATAAGCTCCTCAAAAATGTCCTCAACCTTATTTGCGTGTGCAATAACCCACCACAAATTAGGGTCATTGTAGTACATAACAGCTATCAAATCCAATCGACCAACTTGAGTCTCGATAACAGTGTGAATAACATCGTTATCAGACTCAGGAAATACTATAGGTTCCCAAACATCGAAATACTCCGACCCACCATCAGCAAGCAATGGTGTACTCAACATCCGAGAAGTTGGTTTTAGATCAACTGACATTAACCAACCTGACTGTCTTGTGTTTTCCAACTATCACTGTTCACATCTGTCTCTGTAGTAACTGAAACATAATGACTGTCTTGCAAAACCAAATTATCCCTTCCAAAAGAAACACTTCCACCAGATATAGAAATATCACTAACAACACCAAGAGTCACACTACATTCAGCAGACATAGGACGTAAAGCGTATTCACCTCTCCCGGTCTGTTGGTATTGTTGTTGAACATGACCACCCTTATCATAAAAAGTATTCATACGAGCTTCCTGATTAACTTCCCAAGGTGCCCGATACACAGGAGTAGCCTCTTTCACAATACACATCTTTGCTATCAAATCCCCAAAAACAAAAAGGACTTTTGGAGGTCTATATGATATTCCACCATAACTCACAGGATATTTCAGGGATCTTAGAAAATTCACCTTGTCAACAACATCCTTCTGCACACTCACATAAGCAAAAAACTGTAGTGTGAAAGAAAACTCTTCGGCAGAGGTATTCTGGTACACCTGATACGGTGCCCAACGACCTACAATCTCTATATCATTGTATGTTGGTTCTGCCCCAGAGTGATTTATCTCCTCCGGTAAATAAGTAAAACCAAGTCGCTGCATAGAAAACAAGTCCCTCAACTTCTGAGGATAGTCCCTATCAATCAGAAGATACGCCTTGTTCTCATGGTCAGCGTAAGAGTAATTACTTCCACCTGTCACAGCACTTGACATATTTCACTCCTACCAAACAGACACACCCAAGTCCGCAAGAGGAATACCACCAACGGAAGAAGTTGCTGCTTTTCTTGTCTTCTTTTGCTCCTCAAGCTGCTGCTTCTGTAAAGCCCTTGCAGCATCCATCCTTTTTTCTAATCCCGACATATCCACGTTCACTAAAACATCTTTACCACTCTTATCCTTTACCACAGCACCCATCCCCATATCCGCACGAACTTTTTGAACATCTACTTCTTTCCTGCCCTCAAATAACCCTTTCCAAATACCCTTAGAAGTATCAATTCCTCCCTTATATATGTCAGTGAAATTTTTCCATGTTTCCTTACCTCTAATAAGATCAATTAAACCTTTAGCGTATTGAGCAGCAACTACTATTGACTCCACCGTAGTCATAACACCCCACACAACAAATTTTATTCCATCCAAAACCAATTCAAGTACCTGAAGTATTCCAGTAGAAACATCCATATTCTCAATCCATCCTCCAATTGTTTTCCAAATATCCCAAGAAACTATCCCTTTCCATATTTTACCCAACCAATCAAACTTACGGGCTACCCTATCCCAAATAGGGACTATCTTTTTACCAACCTTTTCCAAAAAACCAAACACAGAAACTAACCCTTTAGAACCAGACCCTAAAATTGACTTTGCAAACCCCTTAACAGTATCAATTATCTGCATAAACTGTAGTCTCAGGTCTTCCAATGCGATCCTAAAAGGTAGTGAGAACTTAAATGACAAAAATAAGTCAGGAAGTAGCATCACAAGAGATCCTATTATTCCACCAAACATCTTAAACTTAGAAAATACTTTCAGAAGATTTAGAATCTCCCCACCACCCTTACCAAAACCTTTAGAAAAAAGACCGAACCCTTCACCAAAACCCTTCGCAAAAGACTTTCCAGCAATCTTTCCTATCTTACTCTTACCTAGTAGCTTAAACATTCCTTTTTCTGCCTTTTTACCAAACAACATCTTAGGTATCAATCCTATTTTCTCTCCCTCTTCTAACCCTTTTGCCCCTTTCAAAAGACCCGTAAACATCTTTGAAAAACCACTCATCTTAAACAACCCAACAAAGAAAAATAAAGACTCAAGCATCGGCAAAAGACCCTCGAAAGTATTAACTAAATTTTGAAAGACAACATTAGTCTTAGAAAATATATCCACTTGATGACCAATCTTTTGAAACGTAGAATACACTCCCATAGCCTTTTTATTTATGCTGTCAAAACTAGCACCAATCCCTTCAGTCTGTCCATGCATCTTACTGGCAGCAACATTAAAATCATCTGCCCTTGCTCCCATGTCAATCAAAGAGTCCCCCGCAGATCCAAACACATCTTCAAAAGCTGAACGCATCTGAGCACCTTGTAACGACCCCTGCTGAAGTGCTGTATATGCTTGTGATGCCTTAGCAAAGATAGGTTTCATTATGTCTTCTGGTTTACCAGCCAACAGAGCGGCATTTACGTCCCTTTGAGTCAACCCTAACGCAGTAAGTTTATTTATTGCTTCTGGAGTACCGAGATTAACTTCTTTTATCACATCATTTATTATGTCAGCATCTATTCCTGACTGGTACAACTCACCACCAAGAAGGGTCATTGACTTTATATACTTGGGCATATCCGCAGCCTTCCAAGTACCTCTCATAAGTCTTGCCAAATCTGCTTCTTTTTGAAGGTACTCGTCTAAAACATTCAAACCTATTTTAACTCCTGTCCTCTTTTCCATCTCACTCCAACCCTTAGACAACTCAAGCATAAGTTGATTCACGTCATCTGTAGCCATACCAGAATAAAAGGAAAGGTTCTCTGCAAATTTACCTAAATCAATACCCTGATAGTGCTTTAGCAAAGCAATTGTTTTACCTAACTTAATAGCATCCTCAGTCGATAATTCAGCCTTTGCACTAAGATTATATATTGCTTCAGTTGCGTCTTCTATGTCATACGCCGCACCCTTAAATGCTTGAGATAATAAATTCCTTGTTTTCAACATATCTTTACGAGAACCCGCATCATATTGTCTCATTCTCTTAGATAACTCGTTGATTGTCATAACATGCTGTTCTATCTCCCCGTAATCACTTTTTATCTTCCCTACCATACCCGAAATCTCACCCATTGCCCCGCCCGCGACCATAGGCCCAACCCAACCAGAACCCCCTCTCCCCTTCTTCAAAGGTATAACAGCTTCAGGGCCATTCTCGCCAATCAACGCTCTTGTTGGACGTGTTACTATACCACCCTCTGCCAATGGAACAAGTCTCGGTAACCTTCGTAGCTTCACATCAACACTAACTTTCCCAAATTTACCTCTCGACAACTGTGAAAATGAGGCCATCAAGCCTACAGCCTGATGACCTATCTCCACATACTTCTCCATCCCTCGAATAATGCGCTCTAACCCATTCGTAAACAAACCTGTCTGATTAGCCTTCTTGTAGGCTTCGTCCATTGCAGAAGTCAATTGACGATATGCAGAAGTAACCCTTTTCAGGTGTGGGGAAGCATCATCAATAAATGACAACAGGAAGCCCACATTTGACATCCCGATAGATGCACTTCCACCTGTACCCGGAGACATATTCATTTATCGAATCCTCGACATTCTCGGAGAACGCATCTTATTCTTCGACATTGCCTTTGCCTGTTCTTCTTCCTGCCTTCGTTCTTCCTTCTTAGTATCCGCTAACTTCCCATGAAGGTATCTTACTCTCTCCCACGGAAGAGCCTCAACCCACTCAGCAGCTATGTGCCCATAATAGGACAACTCAAAAAGCATGTCATCAATGTCCGACTGTTTCCCGTCTGCGTGGACGAAAAAATTCCGCCGTAAAGGGCATCATTACCTCGTCCAAGTAGCCACACTTACGGCACTCGGTATTAACAATAAGAGAAATTCCAGACTCCTTCTCCTCTACATCATTCGAGATTTCGTTAATATCACCCGCATCCAACCCAGAGACATAAGACTCTTTTGCATAATAATCCAAATCTGCCTTATCACCAACAGACTGAAGCATGGTGGCTATTCGCATAATGAAAGAAGGATCAGAAGGATCAGTTGACTGCATAATCATACGCTTTGCACTCTTAGCAATAGCGTTCTCATCCCTACCCCTCAAAAATCTGTAGGTGATAATATCACCAGAATTAGGCAACTTCAACTCAATAGGCTCTTTGGTTTCTGGGGATAATTCTTTCGTTTTCAACTCTGTGGATATGTCAATCTTCTCCTTGTACTGCGCTCCACACGCCTCACACTTCAAAGGGAACTCATAGATAGCACCCATAGAACGTGTACGAAGAATCAAAAGAGTGTACATTCTATCAGTAAGTAGAAAATCCGTAGGATCAAGCTGACAATTCACAACACATGATGAGATAATCATGTTCAACTTGACCATTGCATCTCCACCGGGATTGTACAAAATCGAAAGTTCTTTTGCCGTCAACGGACGTAAAAGAACCGTACCATCAGGTACTTTACCATCATAGAGCAAGCCCTTACTTGGTAAAGTAATGGAGAAAGTGTTGGAGGGAAGAACAGACACACCAGACGTAGGAAGACCACTCGGAATACCCGTAGCCATAACAACTCCTCATGTTGAGGTTGTGAAGAAAAGTAAAACAAAAAGAAAGCATGGAGTGACAGTTAGGAAACTGTCACGCCAACGCCCTCTTACTATCTATGCACCAACAAGCTCTGCGTTCACCAAACCCTTACCTGCATAACACTTATCAATCGAAATAGTCAAAGACACCTTAACAGGTTCCGATGAAGCCATGTCGATTGTACCAGCATTATACGTCGTAGGCCACATACCAATGCAAGTCCAGAAACGATTATACTGCTGATTAGGACCAAACAACTGAATCTCACCCATCTTCTTGTAATTACGAGCAAGACCAATACGGCCCGTCACCGGGTCATACACTTCTTCGTGCCACAACTTCAAAACACGAGCCGTACCCTGATCCACAAAATCCTTGAAGACAACTTCCATATCCTCAAATGTGACCAAACCGGCAATCTTCCTCTTCTCATTCAAGAAGTTTGTCTCAATCGCTTCCACCGTCGTTACAGGCAACGGAAATGACTGAAGAGAAAGAGTGATAATTGGCTCCCCTCTTGCCAACGGGTTATTCTCAGAAAGTCCCGTTATCCGAAGCAATGCATTGTTACCACGCTGTTCTTCAAATGCGCCACCCCCTGCTGCCAGATGACTCGCGCTCAAGTCATTCATTTTAACTCCTTTGTGATTATTTGTAAAATTCCAAGAAACAACACGAGATTACAGTCTACGCACTAAAGTTACCTCCAGAATTATACAAATTGAAGTCTATGATAATATATTCCGCCGTTGGGGTAGGCTTCAAAAGAATCTTCCCATACATCTCCGAACGATCCTTGGCAATGTCAGTATTTGTGGTTTTATCACAAATCACCTTCACATCATCAAGACCACGACCGTTCTTTACTTCTTCAACATACGGAGTAACAAGATGAATAAAGGTAGTCCAAGTCAACTCATCATCCGGCTCGAATACCAGATACTTGACTGAAGTTGAAATAACCTTCTCCAAGTACAGAAGCATACGACGCACATTAACCCTATCCAACTTGGTAGGACGATTCTGCAATGTCCGCTGACCCCATACAACAAATCCAGCAGACGGGTCAGGAAGAATTGTGTTGACATTTACCTTACGGTCATACAGAGCATCCACGTCTGCATCTGTAGGCGTAAACTGCAACCCAAGCG